AGCAAGTACACCAAGCAGACGAAGGAGCAGCATACGGACGGCAGCTACGAGACGATCACGGCGGACTTCCGAAGGTATCCGTGCGTGGAGGATTCCATCGCAGACCATTCCGCTTATCTGCTCGGCGCGAAGAACGGCAGCAAGCTACGCTATGAGGGACTGAAGGGCTGCACGGACTACAAGAAAGCCGTGCAGATCATCAAGGACGGCGGCTATGCCACGAGCCTTACCTATGTGGAGAACCTCTGCTCCATCATCGAGCGGTGGAACCTCACGCAGTACGATGTGAAGGAATCCGAAACGCCAATCGCGTGGTACCGCGTCCGTAAGACATGGGCGGATTCCAAGTCGCAGAAAGGCGCGTTCAAGATTCTGGAAAACGCCAAGAAGTGCGCGGACGCCAATCCGGGATATAGTGTTTTCGATGTGGACGGTGTAAACATCTACACACCGAAAACAACTGCTCCGGCGGCATCGGCTGATGTTCCCTTCCTTGCGAAGGTCAGCGTCTCCGACCTTAACATCCGCAAAGGACCGGGGACGGATTACGACAGGACACAGTTCATTCCCGTCGGCATCTACACCATCGTGGAGGTGAAGTCCGGCAAAGGCTCGACCGCAGGCTGGGGACGGCTGAAAAGCGGCGTGGGATGGATTTCGCTCGACTTTTGTACCCGCGTTAATGGGTAACGCTTGACACGTCTGACACGTAAATCCTATCTCTTTTTATATTACACACATATTCCTTATTACCGTTTTTCGGTTCACGGATTTATGTTGTAATGGCATTTCTCGTGTCAGATGTGTCAAAAGCCTTATGGCGTGGGGATTTGATTTGACAGGACGGCCTGTGGGTATCTCTTCGGAGAGCCTGCAGGCCGCTTTTTTTGTGCCGAAACGATGGGGGTTGAATTTTTCGGTAGTGAGTGAGGGAGATACAACAAGACCTATCCCTCGGAAGGAGCCGAAGGATTATGACCGACAATCAGAAAGCACAAATCATAAACCTGCGCGCCGCCGGGAACGGCTACGGCAGCATTGCCCGGACGCTTGGCATATCTCTGAACACGGTGAAGTCATTCTGCCGCAGGAACGAAATAAACGCGGATACGGCTGTGGAGACTTCCGTGACGCTCACGGGCGAAACGACCGCCTGCGAGAACTGCGGACGCGAGATTCAGCAGATTGTCAAGCGGAAGAAAAAACGCTTCTGCTGCGACAAGTGCCGTAATGAGTGGTGGAACAGCCATCTCGACCAGGTAAAGCGTAAGGCGGTCTATGATTTTAGATGTCCGCACTGCGGTAAGGAATTCCATATCTACGGCGATAAGCGCAGGAAGTATTGCAGTCATGAATGCTACATTGCCGACAGGTTCAAGGGCGGTGACTGCAATGAGTAAGGAGGAATTAAGAAACGAAAAGCTCTATCAGACCACCATGCACCTTGCCAGGAAGATGCTCATTGAGGGTATTATTTCGGAGGTAGAGTATCGTCAGATTGATACAATCTTTCTTGAGAAATACAAGCCTGTTTTCGGCACATTATTTTCTGATATATCGTTGACTTCTGAGGCGTAAAGAGTGATGTATAGTGTCGGAAAGGAGTGATTTCATGGCAAAAATTACAAGGGTCGATCAGACAGTGCCGACCATAAAAACAAAGAAGAAGGTCGCTGCCTATGCCCGCATTTCAATGGAATCGGAACGCATGAACCATTCCCTCTCCGCACAGATCAGCTACTACAGTTCCCTGATACAGAAGAATCCTGACTGGCAGTACGCAGGCGTGTTCGCGGACGATGGAATAAGCGGTACGGGGATAGCCAAGCGTGATGAGTTCAAGCGCATGATCGAAGCCGCCGACAACGGCGAGATCGACATCATCCTCACAAAGTCGATCCAACGGTTCGCAAGGAACACGGTGGACTTGCTGGAAACGGTGCGGCACTTGAAAGACATCGGCGTGGAGGTGCGGTTCGAGAAGGAACACATCAATTCCATGAGCGGTGACGGCGAGTTGATGCTGACCATCCTCGCGTCCTTCGCACAGGAAGAAAGCCGCAGCCTTTCGGAGAACTGTAAATGGGGTATCAGAAAGCGGTTCGAGAAAGGAATACCGAACGGACACTTCCGGGTGTACGGCTACCGCTGGGAGGGCGATGAACTGGTTATCGTGCCGGAGGAAGCGGCGGTCGTGAGAAGGATTTTCCAGAACTTCCTGGACGGCAAGTCGAGACTGGAAACGGAGCGGGAGTTCGCCGCCGAGGGCATCACCACGAGGGACGGATGCCGCTGGGTGGATTCCAACATCAAGGTGGTTCTCACGAACGTGACCTACACGGGCAACCTTCTCCTGCAGAAGGAGTTCATATCCGATCCCATTTCAAAACAGCGGAAAAAGAACAGGGGGCAGCTTCCGCAGTATTATGTGGAGGATACGCATCCCGCGATCATCGACAAAGCGACCTTCGACTATGTACAGGAAGAAATCGCGCGGCGCAAGGAACTGGGGCCGAGGGCGAACAAGAGCCTGAACCTCACCTGCTTTTCGGGAATGCTGAAGTGTCCGCATTGCGGTATAAGCTACGCGCACAACAAGCGGACGGACAGAGGGTTCATGGAGTATTGGGCTTGCGGTTCGAGGAAGAAAAAAGGCGGCAGGTGTCCGGTCGGCGGCAGCATCAACCACGAGAATCTGAAAAAGGCGTGTGCCGAGGTTCTCGGACTGGATGAATTCGATGATGATGTATTTCTTGACAAGGTGGACTTCATCAACGTGCCGGAGCGGTATGTGCTTGAGTTCCATCTGAAGGACGGCACGGTCGTTACGAAGGACTGCCCGAACACGGGACACCAGGATTGCTGGACGGCTGAGTACAGAGCGAAAACCTCCGAGAAACGCAAGAAGAAACCGAACTGCAAAGGCTCTTCCGTCATGACGGGGAAAATCAAGTGCGCCGTCTGCGGATGCAATTTCCGCAGGGCTTCACAGCCGTCAGCCACCTCGGAAAGCGGTAAGGCGTTCTACTGGCGGTGCGCGGAGCGGAACGGCTGCGGTACGGTCGGCTTGCGGGAGGATGTGCTGAAGCCCTTTATAGCGGAGACGCTCGGCATTCCCAAATTTGACGATGCCGAGTTTGAAAAGCGGATAGACCATATCGATGTGCTTTCCGCATCGGAGATGGTTTTCCATTTCAAGGACGGCGGTACGGTCGGACGCACATGGGTGCAGCCGAAACGGGTAGGCAGGCCGTGGACGGATGAGCAGAGAACCAAATTCAAGGAATCCATCAAGGGAGCGTATACGCCTGAAAGGCGGCGGCAGATGAGCGAACACATGAAGCAATTACGGAAGGAGCGTGGGAAAGCATGGCGCAAAGAAAAGTAACGGCGATACCGGCTACCATCAGCCGATATACATCCGCGCCGATCAACAGCACGAAGAAACGCCGCGTTGCCGGATATGCCCGCGTTTCGACCGACCACGAAGACCAGAGCACGAGCTACGAGGCGCAGGTCGATTACTACACCAACTACATCAAGAGCCGGGACGATTGGGAGTTCGTTGCCATATACACGGACGAAGGAATCTCCGCAACGACCACCAAAAAGCGCGAGGGCTTTAAGACGATGATCGCCGATGCCCTTGCCGGGAAAATCGATCTCATCATCACCAAGAGCGTGAGCCGTTTCGCAAGGAACACGGTGGACAGCCTTACCACGGTGCGAAAACTTAAAGACGAGGGCATCGAGATTTATTTTGAGAAGGAAAACATATGGACGCTGGATTCCAAGGGCGAGTTGCTCATCACTATCATGTCGAGTCTTGCCCAGGAAGAGAGCCGTTCCATTTCTGAGAATGTTACCTGGGGACAGCGCAAGCGCATGGCGGACGGCAAGGTCAGCTTTGCTTACAGTCGCTTCCTTGGTCTGGATAAGGATAATGAGACAGGCAAAATTGTAGTTAATCCCGAACAAGCAGAAATCGTGCGTCTGATTTTCCGCCTGTTCCTTGAGGGTATGACGCCACACTCCATAGCCGCGGAACTGACGCGCCGTGGTATTAAGACTCCTACAGGCAAGGATGTGTGGAATCAACAGACGGTGCGCCGGATGCTCTCAAATGAGAAGTATAAAGGAGATGCACTTTTGCAGAAGGAGTTCACGGTAGATTTTCTTGAGAAAAAGATGAAAAAGAATGAAGGAGAAGTTCCTCAGTACTATGTGGAGGGAAACCACGAGGCAATCATCAGTCCTGCGGTGTTCGACATGGTGCAGGCAGAGATTGCAAAACGCACCAAGGGCGGCACTCGGTACAGTGGAGTGAGTATCTTCTCCAACAAAATTAGATGTGCCGACTGCGGCGGCTGGTACGGAGCGAAAACCTGGCATTCCACAGACCGCTACCGCAAAGTCATCTACCGCTGCAACCGCAAATACAATGGTGAGAAGTGTCAGACTCTTCATGTCACTGAGGATGAGGTTAAAACTGCATTCGTTTCAGCATACAATAAACTTGTGACGGAGAAGAAGGAAATCATCGCCAACGCGGAAATCATTCGTAGGACGCTTTGTGGAACCGATACCCTACGAGAAGAAAAAAGCAGGTTGGAGGACGAGATGTCTGTGCTTGTAGAAATGACACAGAACATCGTGGCAGAGAACGCTCGTATTGCGCAGGATCAGGACGAATACCAGAAACGATATAATGGGCTTGTTCAGCGGTATGATGCGGTGAAAGCACGGTACGATGATGTGGTGGCCACCATCTCCGCCAAGGAAGCACAGAGCGAACGGCTGGAAAACTTCATCAAGGTGCTGAAAGCACAAGACGGCACCATCCGGGAATTTGACTGTAGCCTTTGGGGCGGCATGGTTGAGTTCCTTACGGTCGGGAGGAACAAGGAAATAACGGTTACCTTTCGGGACGGAACGGAGATACAGGCATAACAGATACACATACATGAATGGCACTCTACTACGGTGGAGTGCCTTTTTTATTATGTGATTGAATTATTGTAAAATTCATGTTACAATAAATTGCACAATTAGTACAATTTATTTCACAATAGTTAGACGAGGTGAAGTTAATGCTGAAGAACAATATTGAAGTCGATGTAAAGGTAAAATGTATAGAAGCAGGAACCACGCAGGCAAAGCTGGCGGAAGACGTGGGCACCACTCCGTCCTATGTGAATCGGCTCATAAAGAAAAACGAGAATATTGTAAATAAGACTTTCGTACAGATGCTGGAAACGCTGGGATACGATATTGAACTGAAATATATAAAACGGGAGGATGCGTAATGAGTTTTTTGAAGGACAGCAGCATTTCTATTTATGAGGCGATGATGCACATAAAGGAAGGCAGATACGTGATGCCCGCATTCCAGCGACAGTTTGTATGGAGCATGGAACAGATTGAGAAACTGTGGGATTCTATTCTCCTAAATTATCCTATAGCTACTTTCCTGTTCTGGCACGTTGATGATAATAATGTCACATGGGATACTTATTTTTGCAACTTTCTGACTTCTGTGACCTTTGATAACAGGAAGCAGGCAGACAGCGTGAATTATGAATTGACAGATATTGATGTAAATACTACGGATACTGCCATCCTCGATGGTCAGCAGCGATTGACTTCGCTATATCTTTCTCTGTTTGGCGATTCCTATATCAGAGAAAAGTATGCCCGCAGGAACACAGTGGGAGGCACGGTCACAAAGTTGCTCATTGAATTAAATAAAAACAAGCTGGACGTGGACGAAGAGGAATATAACAGCAAGAAATATGATATCAAATTCAGTGTAAAGGTCGGTCGTTTAAGTCCAACACAATTTGAGCTACGGAATATCCTGCAGGAAAAATTCCAGAACAATAGTACACGAGATAAGGCGATAGAGGATGCTATTGCCAATGTTCCTCCAGATAGTAAGGACTATGCGAGGAATCTGCTGAAGACGCTATATCATAAAATATTCACCGAAAAACTTATACGTTTCACCGAGATACACGATATGAATCAGGACGATGCCTTGGAAATGTTCGTCAGGTTCAATAGCGGTGGTAAAGCACTTAGAAAATCAGAAATCACGATGTCCATACTTGAAGCATACTGGCCGAGTGCAAAGACCGAGTTTGGAAAGCTTTTGGTGGATTCATATGAGGGTTATGGTTCTGATTTCATAATAAGGGCTGCGTTAATGCTTTATGGTGATGTTGTGAAATCAAACATCAATAGAAAAATCTCTGAGGAACTGAAGAATAACTGGTCATCGTTTAAAAAGGCACTCAAGAACCTGGAAACGGTGCTGAAGAGTCTACGGATTGAAGTCAGCCGATTCTCAAGTAGCTGGAACGTCTTGCTCCCAGTGTTGTATTACATCTATTACAATCCGGAAAACCACGTTAATAACACTGAGGCAATCCGAGCATATTTGATGAGGGCAATTCTCTTCACATATTTCCAGTCCGGCACAACAAGTAAGCTGCAACAGATGAAAAGCAATATCAACAGTTACGATTATGAGATAACTGTGGAGATGCTTGACCAGATTACCGACCTCCGCGTGACCGATGGTAAAATTGAAGATATACTAAACGCTGAAAAAGGTAGCCGTGTTGCCGGGGATGCGCTTTATTATCTCTGCTTGGAATGGACGAATAAGAATTTTAAGTACGAGCAGGATCATCTTCATCCATACGACCGTTTTGATGGCAATAAGCCGATCTCTGTTTCAATGGAGGATTGGCGAAGATGGCGGGGACTCCGTAACAGGCTCCCTAATCTTCAACTATTAGAGGGCCGAAGCAACGGGAGTAAAAACAACATGAGACTTATTGACTATTACAATGATATGAACGATGCTCAGAAAGCAGATTTTTATAAACAGGCAATCATTCCAGAGGGAGTATCGCTTGAGATAGAGCATTTTGAAGAATTATATAACAAACGGAAAGAAATGTTAGCCGCAAGAATAAAAGCTTTGTTGGGGTAACTTGCTATTTGCAGTTGATTGAGAAAGAGGTGGGCTTATTATGAAAGTTGAGTTCCTTGTTAATACAGAAATTAATGACGGACGACAGCTTTTTATTTCTGCAACAGAATTTTTTAAAGCGAAAAACGACGAAGAAGAGTTCAATAGTTTTGCTTTTGCCACTCATGCTTTATTTTCATTCTATGGTGTGGATGATTTCATCAAACGAGATGAGTATGAAAAAATTCTAAAGGCAGTCGATAAGGGCGGTGCAGTCATTATAACCGTGGTTGAAGACAGTTATCCCAGACGGTTTTATCCGGAAGTATTTGTTTCAAATAACAATCGCTTAAGGTCTGTTGATTTAACTTAACTCTCATAACGGTGCATACGGCATCGTTATGAGGGGTGTGCAAAAATGCACACGGGGGTGTTCAACGTTAAGGGGTAGAAAAAGGCTGCCGTTATGTTGTATCAAATTAGACACGGCAACAGAATCCGCTTGTGGCAGTTCCGTTTACATATATTACGTTATCAGTTGGTATTATGCCGGATGATCCTGGCTGCTTTACTAAATATGCAGCTACTGTGCTTGTTTCTCCGTCGTATGTTGCAGTTGCCAATATTTTTAATTTTGTTGCACTTTCAGGGCTTACGCTTACCGTATATTCTCCCATGGTAGAGTTGCTTCCACTGCCTGTTTTATTAATGATATTATCAATAGCAGAAGAATCGGATGAATTTTCCATTATATAGTTAGCTACAGATGCAACAGCTGATTTTGCTGTAAAATATGCTTGCTGTGAATTGTGCTGAATTTGTGTGGTTTTGGATGTAAAATAAAGTAGAGAAACAAGTGCAGTGCTCAAGCTTGCAACAACAAATAGAATACCTAAAACCCAAACTAAGGTGTATCCGTCTTGCTTTTTTATTGTTTGTTTCATACTATTTCTCTCCTAAGATATCATTTCTCCTATAATTCCATTATTAGAGCTTATATTATCTATATGCAAAGCAATAACTTGTAAATAAGCTGCCAAATATAAAAATACCGTATATACAATTTTGCATTACTATATAAAGTGTAATAATTACCAGATTGCTACAACAAAAAATCAAATGCATGCTAGCATGATAAACGAAGTGGTAGTGTGGAAAGCTTGGTGCAAAACTTTATCAATTGCATAATAGAAGCGGCAGGATGGCTTTTTGAAAAGAAATCGCACAGATGTTTTGTTTAAAGCTGAAGTAGAAATCTAAAGCTTTGTTTTTATTACATCTAATAATAATTTAATAACTCTTTTATTTAAATTCACCACATGCATATTGAAGGATGCCAGGGAAGAATTATAATAAAATTACATAAATATAAAAACAACCTAACTCGTTTTCAACGAACAAGGCTAATATAATATAAGCTTGCTAAACTGTAAATGCCTATATACGCAGAAATATTTCCACACTTCCATTTTTTGCATATTCATTTTGTTCTATTATATTTATATATTTTCTAATGTCAATAATTTTGTAAAGTGTTCATAAAAATTTCACAAAATCAGTTTGATATAAATAAAAAGCTACTTTATAAGGCTTTAAAGTTGAAATTTTGTAAAAACATACAAACAAATGTATTACATTAATATAGGCGCAGATTCATTACCTACTTCTAGCATTATGATAACTAATATAAATTTAAAATATATATGCGATTATGTGTGATATGCTCCTGCTGCCTAAGAGGCAGGGGATTCTTGACATGCGAGGTTAAATAATATTGCATATTATTACAAAAAAGAGGGGCTTTTATCCCCCTTAGAGTCTAATGTGGACGTCTGATAGCACAGGCGTCTTTTGTTATTTCCTCCGATCCTTATATTTGCCGCTTGTAATACGATTATCAGAGTAAGGTTCTTCACTGTTAATTACCCAATTTCGCCCTATCTTTTGGGCGGTTTTGAAGCCACCTCTAAGACATTTTTGCCTTACAGTATCTTGATGTATGTTATGCATTTTTGCATAGTCGGCAAAGCTTATAAGCATGTTGTTGCCTTTTGATGAACTTTATACTTAACAATACTAAAAATATAATTGATGTTTCAATAAAAACATAATCTAATATCGTTATTGTAGGATAGCTTAGATTTAATAAGCTAACTAATATTAATTGTATTGTTATAAGCTCTGTGAATTCAATTCTTCTGTTCATGTTTTGGATTGTTGTGATATAATATTTATAGACGATCCCCACAAAGGGGAGGGGGATATCTCCCACCATCTTCGTTCCTCATGTAGTAGTTTTTGTATTGTGAGTACCTCGACTATTATTATGAGGATTTTGCTTATTATATCCAGCACATTCTTTTCACATCTTTTCTATGGCCTGACATTGCTACTATATAGTAGCGACGTCAGTGGTTTTCTAAAGTTTTTCAAAAATTTAATTATTTTAATAAAAAAAAAGACCGCCTAAGCGATCTAAGTTTAATATAAATTATTTTGCTACCTTTAAAAATTCTTATTGATATTCTTTAGCTTGATCTGAGGTTAAGTCTGTATCTAATCTCAATATTGCAGTGTCAGTATTATATATGTATTGAACCCAAATGCCACCTTGTTTAATAAAACCGTTTACATAATCATATCTTTTTTGCATATCATCTTTATTATCAAAGACTTCTATTGTGCCAATGTAGCTAAATCCGGCTGCCTCAAAATCACTTTCTTTGCTTGCCTCGTCGTAATCTCCGGAATATCTGTTATCTACGAAGCTTACTTTTGATGTGTATTGGTTTGGCTTTCCAAGCAATTTGTTTGTATCATTATCGGCCATGTAAGCAAATACATGCGTTATTGGCAAACCGTCTTTTTGCATTTGTTCACATATTTGAGCGGCGGCTAGCTTTGTGGTTATCGTAGCGGTCGAAGAACAACCAACCAAGCACAGACACAATAACATTCCAAGTACAGCAGCAACTTTTTTCAT